TATTAACATTGGAGGTAAAGTAACCTAATAGTTCTTTAAGAGAACATAATTCGTTTGTATTTTTAAAGTATACATCATGGTTACCTGGAATAATATCCATAGTAATACCAGCATCTCTTAATGGTTCCAAAAAGTGTTTTCTGTTTGCATTAAGTGCTTTAAAATTTACAAACTTACGATGTTCATAATAATCACCTAAGTGTAATATATTTGTAATATTATGTTCTTTTAAATACGGAAAGAATATTTCGCCATAAAACCTTTCATTATATTTTAAGAATATATCAGATGAATTTCTTACGCCACAATGCGTATCATTAAGAATTGCTACTTTCACGGACTGCCCTCATTTGTTCTTTTACCATTTTTCTTTGTAGTTTACCTATCCTTCTGGCCGCAACTTTGACCTTTTGTTCATATAGGTTTAATACTTTCCTTTTGGCATTTCTTTTCTTTTCTTTGACAAATTTCTTTTTATTTAAATTGACTTGTCGCCTTCTTTGTTTCTCACTTAAATGTTTCATGACATGAATAACTCCAGTTTTTTAGCTTTCTTTTCCTTTTTGGCAAACTCTTTTATTGCTGTATCTTTTTGCCTTACAGTACTAATTCTTTGTCTGAGTGTATCTACATAAGCCATTGTTTGTTCAGCTCCTGCATCGTCCATACCCATTGCAACAAAGTCCTCAATACCCATTTTCTCTATGAATCTAAATTTAATGTCCTGTTGTTTCTTCTCCTTGGTAATCCTACGGATAAATGCAAAATAGCATATCTGTGTGAAATAAGAAAAAGCATTAGGTTTTCCTGTCCTTGTAGAAGCTTCGATATTATAATTACCTATTGCCCTAAGACAATTTTCCACAGCATCCATAACCATTTCTTCTCTATAAGTATATCGTACAAAGTTTGGTCGATGTGATAAACCTTCTGCGATTCTTATAAAACATTTAGCTACATAATCATCTACTGTAGGTACTTTTTTATCTTCTGCTTTTGCTTTTTGAGCTCTAACTGCATAGTCCATAACGGCTTCAGAAAAGTCTCTATTGTTAACGTAATGTGGTTTTGCTTTAGCTTTAGCTGACATTTTATTTTTTCTCCATAATGTTATATTATATCATACTTTCAATCAAAAGTAAACATAAAAAGTTTTAACCTGCGTGTTTACATTTCCCCTTTTTTGTGATATAATAATATAGTATTGGCAGGGGCCAGAGGTATACTAAACTAATGTATTGTTTCCTTGGGTTCTGGTACATCCAGGTAGTCTTCTTCTATTAATTCCCTCTCTTTAGTAACCATATCTTGTACTGCTTCACTCATGGTCTGAAGTTTGTATTCTGGTCTCTTTGTATTGAGGACGAAATCAATGTATGTTTTATGTAGGTATTCATCAATTGGAACATGATGTACTACACGGTTTTTATATAACTTAAATACCTTTTGAGATGATAATGGAAACCAATGGGCAAATTGCATATTCCCTAGTAAATTAGGTAGCAATATGACTGGTCTTTCTATTATATAATTATTATCATTCTTTATATTTAGAACACCAATAACATCTTCTCCATTAATAAGTTTAAATTGTCTTATATTTAAGTTATCCATATTATATATTTATATCGTATAGTTTGTATTTAAATTTTTCTTTGGAATATATTTTAATTCTTTCAGCGGCATGCTGAAGGGTATAATTCTTCTTAGCCTTCCAATGTAAATCATCTGCAATGTCATATAACTTTGTATCTCTACCATCTTCTGATTTTCTTAATCCTCTTCCGATACTTTGAAGGACCCTAATTTGCGACTTAGATGGAGAAGCGAAGATAATATTATGTAAATTCCTAATGTTAATACCAGTGCTAAAAGTTCCAATGGAAGCAACAATAATGGCGTTCTTTTCCTTTTCAGTAATCTCACGGACCGATTCTCTTGTGTCGACATCTGTTTCTCCTGATACATAGAATAGTTTTCTATCTTTATCTATTTTATCTTGTAATAACCTGTGTAATGGTTTACCATGTTTTTCTACATAATTAAAAAGTACTAGTGTATTACCCTTTTGGTCTCTAGCTAAGTTCGCGATGAATTGATTCCTTGGGTCATATCCTACAATAAAATCAAGCTCTTGTTGATAACTATTTTTAATATGAGCCTTACATAAATTATCATGGTATTTTAAAATCAATACAGATATATCTAATTGACTTAATGAACCTCTATCCATTAATTCTTTTGAAGTAGTTACCTTATAAACAGGACCAAATAAACCTTCTAGTACTAATTGATGTGTTTGTGTTCCATCAAGTGTTCCTGTGGTACCTATACGAAGTTCCGCATTTACACATTTTTCCAATATTGATGTTAATGATTTAGCTTTGAATTGATGAGCTTCGTCTCCTATTACCATACCATAATCTTGGAACCAATCCAATTTTTCTTTATATATGGATTGCCATGTTGTAATAATAACTCTTTTATTTATGTTATATTTTTCTCTACCGGAATATATCCTATGGCATTCATCTTCATGATTCCATTCATCTGTTTGTGAATAATCGCCAAAGTCTGAATACATTTGCTCTACTAAAGATGTTGTTGGTACTATTAAGAGAACATTGGAATCATTAGAATCAAGGAATGACCTTATTGCCATGTATATAATAAGTGATTTACCTGAAGCTGTAGGAGATAATAATAGGCTTTTACGATTAGATAATGCATGTTCTAAGGCCTCCAATTGATAATCTCTAGGTGTGATTGGGTTACCACCAGCTGTAAGTGATAAACCATCAGTTATATATTTTGTATCTATTTGTTGTTTGGTTTCTGGGTTACCATTTTTATCATCTATAATGATGTGGTAATTACGAGGTTCGCAAAACTCTTTTAAGTATTTGTATAAACCTGTATATAATGTCTTTTTTCTTTGGTCGAATAATCTAATTTTGCCATCCCACATACGATTACGATATGCCGGCATAAATTTATAACCGGGAACAAAGAAACAAAAGTGTTCTGATAATTCTCGCTCGAGTGATGGTTCGCATTCAATGCGTAGGAAGGTTTCATTGACCTTAGAAACAATAAGGGATTCCATTACATACCTGATACAAATTTATGCCATTCAATTGCATTTTTAATCGACTGATGTCTCCACTTAATATTATCCATAATTTCTTTTAATGTATCAACCATTTCTTGTGTATAGTGAATTTTTGCTTGATGCTCCTGTATTACCGGGTCAGCATCATAGTATTTATCCATATCGCCTTTCAATACAGTTAGACCATTTAATGGGTCATAATCCCAACCTTTATTATCCAATTCTTCTTGTGATAATTTACCATTATAGTGATTGAATTTATCACGTAATAGTATTTTAAAGTCCATCTCTAACTTCTTGAGTTTTAGTTTGTTTACGGAATATAATTCTAGGTATTTGGAATGTAATTTGGCTGATTGTCTAGATGCCTCTCCGAGTTCCATCTCTTCGATAACACTATCCTTTTTCCACATTTCAATTATAGCTTCTAAATTATTCATATTATATATTATAACACATTTCTGTGTAAAAGTAAACCTGTTTAGGTTTTAAATTCAAAGTTTGTGTATGAGAATGTAATATCCATTTGAGCATACTCAACACTATCAGCTTGTGCATCAAATTCTACAGCACTTAAACTTGTTGGAAACAGACCAGAAAACTTAATTTCCTTTGTGACATTGTTATGTGATGAAAGTACCAATAATGTACCATCAACCTTTAGGTCTTCTGCATTCTTATCTTGTATTATATTATGCATCCAATCAAAAGTTTCAATATAATTTTCCATGTTTTCAGTAATATTAGCTCTAATTGATAAATCATCAAAGGCTAATCGGTCACCTGTAAATGATAAATTCACACCACGATATGGCATTTCAGAAGCACTTAAACTAATTGATGGTAATGTAGCCGCAACCACAAAATATTCCAAATTAGGATATAATGTATGGTCTACTTTTAATTGAAACCCTACTGGGCTAAGAAAGTTTTTGTTTGTAGTTAATGTTGCCATATAGTTATTTATACACGCTAAAATACTAACATAAAAAAAGGGACTCCGAAAAGTCCCTTTAAAGAATTAGATTTAACTAATTAGGTTTACACCATAATGTCGTCAACTCTGAAGATTCTGAAATACTGGTTAGATCTATCTGAACCAACATTATCAAGAGCCACGTAAGGGTTAGCAACCATTCCGTATCTTGTTTTGAATCCTATTCTTGGCTGGAAGTCATTCTCACCAACGGCTTTAACCATGGTTAAAGGAACGTATGGGCAGTAGAATAAACCAGCATCGTATGGGTTAGTACCTCTGTAACCAACACAAACGAAGTCAACAGTTGAATATGGGTCAATATAAACCTTTACTCTTCCGTTAAGAACACCAGCAAAAGTATTACCTGTGTCATCAACATTTAAGTTTGCACTTAAAGCAGGAGTATAGTCTAAAAGACCTGCAGCTGCTAATGCTGAAGCAACATCTGAAGAACAGATAATGAAATTACCTTTTCCTCTTCTTGTTTCTTTAGCGATAACATTACATTCTCTTTCAATCTGCATGATTAAGCCTTTAAATCTCTCAACCATCCATCTTCCGTCTGAATCAGTGTTTACATCAAATATACCACTTACAGCAGTAGATGTTTGTAATGCACCAATTTTAGCAGTTTTAAGAACTGTTCTAACAACTTCTCTATTGATTTCAGCTAAGATTTCAGCAGATAAGATGTTTGCAAGTTCGCCTTCAGCATCCAATCCGTGGATTGCTTTAAGGTCTTGCGCTAGTTCCATTGTGTATTCAGCTTTTAGAGCTCTTGATTTAGCTGTTACTGTTGATTTCTCAATAGTGAAAGCCATTTCGCCGTAAGCTCCATCACCTGTTTCACCAACACCTAATCTCTCAGCAGCTGCAGTAGATAGACCAGAACCAAATGTTGATACTGTATCTGCTTCGTCTGCAATTGTGCCGTCTGTGTCAGCGTCTGCAACACCACTTAACCCTGTTGGGTCAGCTTGATGTGTACCAGTTCCAGAGAAATCTGTATCAGCTTCATTGAATAAAGCTTCTGTTCCAGATTGTGAACTGTATTTTGATTTCATTGCGAAGATAAGTCCTGTAGGACCACTCATTGGTTGAACACCAGCGATATCGTAAGCAATTAAGTTAGGCATAGCTCTACGTACTAAAGAAATTAATACTGGGTCAAAAGTACCGATGTTATTCGGTGCTGAACCTGAACCAATATTGTTAGCTGCTGCAGCTTCAGAAATGAAATTTCCTTGTGCTTGAGCTCTTTCTTCTTGTAGGGCAACCTCTTGGTTTTCTAATAGTCTAGCTGTTACAGCTTTTCTATATCTGTCGGAAATTTCTGGAGCTGACTCGTGATTGAGAACTGGACCCCATTTTTCCATTAGTTTTGCGTCTGCGTTAAACATTTTTTATTTCCCTTATTTTTTAAAGTGAGTTATAGCTTGAGTGTATCTGTTCATAGACTCTGATATAGTTTCTTCCTCAGAAACATTATCTTCACCTAATAAACTGTCAACTTCATCAACTGATTCAGTAACTTCTTTTGTGAAATATGATTCTTTAACAGTTTTTACTTTCATTTCAAAAGTTTCTTTGTTATCGAATTCAATATCTTCCACTAAAGATGCTAATTTTTCAGCTTCAGTTTGTGCAAGCCCTGAAGATTGTTCTCTTACTACTTCTTGCTTTTCAAAGTTTTGAACAGCTTCATGTAATTTGATATTATCTTCTGTGGTTTTATTTAAAGTTTCCTCTAGCTCAGTTACTGACTCATTGAGTTCATCAACAAGGTCAACCTTACCTTCTGGTACTTCGATGTAGTGTTCTTTAAACACTGATTGTAGTGAAGTCATAAAGTCTTCAGCAATTTCGGTTCTTAGACCGTTTGTTACTGCAACTTCATTCTCTTTCATCCAATTTTCAACTACATAGTTAAGGTATGAATCTACCTTCTCTACTAGAGATTCTTGGACTTCTGAAACTTCTTCTTCAAGATTTTGCGCGTATTCAGCTTCTAATCTGTCGATTTCAGATGTTAACTTAGATGTTAACACTGCTTCGAAGATTGCTTGAGCTTTATCACGGAACCCATCAGAAAGAGTTGCCTCTTCTTTAATGATGTTTTCTAAGTCTTCGTCAAAATCAATAGCTTCTACTTTCGCTTTAGCTTTTGGGTCTGCAACTTTTGATACTGATTTAACTGCATCGTCAGCTGATTTGACTGATTCTTCTTCATCACTGCCTAGAGCCATCTTTGAGAACATTTTTTGCGCGTCCTCTTTTCTTGCTTTCTTAAGCATTTCGACTGCTGCTTGAATTACGCCTGCTTTGGTTTTTGGAGTTTGAATAGTTTCCTTTTTAGGTTCGTGCTCTTCTTCCTCGTCCTCATGCTTGCCTTCTTCAATGCTTTCAACTTCCTCGTCTAAAATTTCTTCATTTTCCACGAGCTCGTCTACTTGCTCTTCTTCAACAGTTTCAACTACTTCTTCAGCAACATTGTTTATAGCGTCGTCTGACATAGTTTTCTCCTATGATTTTAGATTTAATTTAGAGAGGAAATTTTTAAAGGCTCTAATCTCTACCTCAGGGAGGTGTCCAATTTTTGCTTCTTTAATCTCAGTCTCAATTCCTTCAATATCTTGTGCTTTAATAATGCCATTATCCCATATCCAGTCAACACCTTCCATAACTCCATTTACAAATGCACTTGGAGCTGAAGGGTCCTGGACTATATCTATAGTGGATAACATAAAGTCATTCCCCACATAACTGACACCATTCTTTTGTACAAGACTTCCCATACCACGACTTGACACACCAAGCTTAACACCGCCATCGAGTAGTCCTTCGACTATTTTTCCCATTGGCGTTTTAAGTATTGATGCCTTACCCACAACATCATTTCCTTGCCAATGCAAGTCTGTGATCTTGTGCGAAACTTTATCAAGGTTTACTGTTGGTCCTTCTGGATGATTTAACTCTCCAACAGCTCTCCCTGTTTTAACTTGTTCGGTAACATACTTTTCTAAGGCTTTCTCCATAGTTTTCTTTTCGTATATTCTACCGTTTCTGTTCTTTTTATTAGATTGCATAAAGACGCCTTCGATGAAGTAACTTTTTTCTCCATTCTTTTTGGCCTCACATATTACATCTAACTCTTGTTCTACATATTCTGTTATTAACTTCATGTTATATTCCTAACAGTTTTATCATATCATCTGCTGCTTTTTGAGCTTCTTTTTCATTTTTGTAGTTATTATCAAGTAATTCATTACCTACATAAACTCCAAATTTACTACCTTTTTTGGTAATAACAACCTCAACATTTTTTCGCTTACCGGCTTTGGAAGATGTGACCTTCTTTTCGCCAGAAGCTAATTTGAGCTTCTCTCTTAATTCAACAAATGTATGCATTTATTCTTCTTCTTTTTTTCTTTCAGCCATAGTAGATGCTAATTCTATTTTCTTTGCATCTAACGCAGCTGTAATTTTGTCGGCCATAACTGAATCAAATTCTTTATTTGCATTTACATTATCGCCATCTTTTAAATTTTTAATTACATTTTCTACTGACATATTATCCTCACTTGTTTATGCAGGAGAAGGTTCTAATTCCTTCTTCTTTTGCATCATGTTTTTAATCTTATCTCTTAAAGCAGCTACTTTACTGCCTCCCTCACCTTCACGGTCTTTGAGCTTTTTAAGAGCCTCACGCTCCTTTTTAATTACAGCTTGTGCCTTAGCTAACCTTTCAGCATCTTTACGCTTTTGTGTTATCTTGGCAGCTTTCCTATCAGCTGCATCAGCCTTACCCTTTGCTGTAAACTTTTCTTTACCCTTTTTAATTGCAGCTTTACCTGCAGCTTTGGCACCTTTGGCTGCTAATTTACCAGCACCTTTTGCTACAGCCTTTACACCTTTTGCAATGGCACCAAAAACACCTTCGACTATTTCCAACTCTTGATAATCAAGTGTTTCTAATAAGGCATCAAAGTCCTCTTCGGACATCTCATATAACAGATTTTCTAATTCAACCTGTTCATTAAAGTGTGTTTTAAAGGCCTTCATTGTTATATTTATAATTTTTTGTTCCTTAACTACTAAAACTCTTCTTCAGAATGTGCACCAGCCTTTGTTTCGGCCTCTATTTGTTTTTCCATGTCTTTCATATCTTCTTCAGACATTCTTAAAATATTTTTAGTAACCCATTCATGTGATAGGTATTTACCTACATAATCTTGAACACTACCTAGTAAATCAAATCTTTCTCTTATCATTTCAGATTGTTTTAATTCAGAGAAGTAGTTATCTTCAATATAATCAAAGGCAATACTTTCCTT